ACTTGCCTGTAAAGCAATATTCTTTAGCAATCTGATTCATAGGTATTTCCCGAATATCTCCACAATCAGAAAGTATTTTAATTGCTCTATGAATGGCGTTTGTTGCTCCAATCCGGTCTTTACGAAATGAAGCAGCGGCAGCTAACCGCCTATGCACATAGGTAAGAGTTACTATTCTGGCTGAATGCAGGTTTTCAGTTGAAGCTTTATAACCTTCTATCTTGCTATATTCGCTTGTCAGATAATGCTTGAACACTCTGCAAACTTCATCAATCTGTTTTGTTTCCTCTTGATCTAATCCAACTTCCCCTGTTTCAAACTTTTTCAACATCATCTTAATATCTGAAACAACAATATTTATCGCCCAATTTGCAGCATCTTTGCAAACAACAGGTTGATAAGGATTTACACCAACACAAACCAAAGCAGCTATTTTTAAGGCTTTAATATGTGCTCTGTTCCATAATTCTTCAACAACTCCTGCTTCACTTGAATTGATTTGCAAATCACAATACTTATCAAACCTGCTTAACACTTCTTTTGCTTCAGGCGAAGTATCAACCTTAATAACTTTGTTAGCATGAATTTGTGTAAGAGAATGAGCACATAAAGCAGAAAGTTGTTCAACTAACTGAAAACTAGGAACAGCATTAGCATGTTCTTCATTCAAAGGTACTCTTATACCTTCATATTGAATAATTGTAAATCGGGGCAACAAACCATCTTCAATGGAAGTTTCAGAAAGAGCTTCAAAGAAGTTTTTAGGAGTAGTTTCACCAATCATGGTAAAAGCAGGAGCTAAAAGCGGTTCAGTATTCTTTTCTCTCTCGCTATAAATAATTGGGTGAAAAACATCACCTTCACCGGATTTGTTAAAAATATCCAGAAAGTTCCTACGCAAGCCAACAAGATTAGAACTTGCATTCTGTGCTGTTAATTGTTTAAACAACAAACCTACTTCCCCCATAACTGAAACAAATGAAGGGGAGGTTTTGCACATGTACTTTATTAATGCTTGTGGGCTTGATATTTCAGCAGGTCCGATAAATTCACCGGCAGCAGGGACAGTTCTTTTAACAGCAGAAATTAACTTGTTAATACCTTTTGCAATTGCTTCTTTTCCTCTACCGGTTCTAGCTAATAGCAAGATGTATTGGTTTAATCCGGTGTTAGAAATGTTATAGGACCGGCCACAAATACCGGCCATAAGGGACAAAGCACCGGCAAGGGCAATTTCCGGCACCGGTCGCGGTGCTGCTGCATAGATGAATCGGGCAATATCTCCCACTAGTCCAGGCGGTGCTTGATACGGGTTCCCTTGCTTCTCTTGGGCTATACCTAAGTATAGGTCTTGCTCTAAAGTCCCTTCACAGGTGAAATTTGGAAGCCTATTTTTTGTGCAATCCGGGGTTTGTTTGGGTTTACTAATCTTTTCGGCTTTTTTCTGTTCTTTTGCGGCTTTTGCAGCAGCTTTTTCAGCTAGTGCTAACTCAACAGCGTTTTTTAAACCGTCAACATCAACAGGAGGTAACATTCTGTCAAAGCTTTTGTTTATCATGTAATCGGTGTAATCTACACGTAAAGCTTTAGGACGTTGCCCCAATGCACTATTTCTAAACAGTCTTGTTATTTGTTGCCGATTTTGTGTATAGAATGCAAGAATATCAACATAAGCGTAATCAGCTTCTGATTGTGATTGGTATTTTTCTCTCCATCTACCTTCACGCAACAAATTAAATAAGTCACCGTTTCTAGCATTTAATGCCATGTTTATAACTTGTTCATCAGAATATCTTTCTTGTTCATCACCTGAATAAATTAAAGCTGCTGCACCCCCTCCCCCCATTTGTTCCCACAATATGTTCAGTAACTCTTGGCGGTTTTCAATCGGCGCTTCTTTATAAACGTTGCCGGTCATTGTCATAAACCGCAAGTTTGAATACACTTCAACGCTGCTTCTTTTTCTACCTGCTTTAACTCTACCTTTAACTATAATATGCAAACCTTGACCGCTAGGGGAAATTTCAGAGTAAGAATTAAATTCATTGTAAATTTTTATTTGTCTATCCATTATCACCGCTTTTTCTTCAGATGATAAATGGTTTTTAGGTTCATCAAGATCAATAAATGTAAAAGGGTCGTTGTCAGATAATACAAAACCCAAACCGGAATAATAATGCACAACTGATAAAGCTTCTTCATAACTAACCCATGTGTTAGGATCATTAACAGAAGCAAGAGAACCGCTTAAAGGCGAATATGGTATTTTAGTTGCTTTTCCTTCTTCAGCTTCTTCTAATTTCCAACAAATCCAGCTATTGAAATTTTTCATTTCATCAGGAATACGACTATACATTAACATACCTCTTTAGGTATTTAAATTATATTGCAAACTATAATACTAATGCTTTGCCAGAAAGAAAAGAATACAGTTTTTCAATTCTATTTACAGAAGGGTGTTCAATGCTATCACTAGTAGCAAGTTTTCTAATCCAATCTTCTTTTTCACCTATAGCATTAGCAATAACTTTTAAACTTGTTTTTCTTTCTTTCAGTAATTTTAAAGTTATAGACAACAAAATCGGCTCCTGACAGCACATAAAATTAAACTCCTTTAACTTAATTCTTTAAAGCGTTGCATATAAGTAACTCTAAAAAATTTTTAGGTCAAGAGAAAATATTACTCATTTTTTTCTTGCATCGGAATAAATGTTCATGTATGTTCCCTTTCACCTTTCAAGCAAACCCTTTCAGGAGATTAAAATGTTCAAAGAATCTAAATTTGATTACCTTGCAGAAGCTGCTGTTACTGTGTCTCATGATTGGTATGGTGAAAAAATATCCAGGGAACACTTTTTAGATTCTATGTCTATGAGTATTGGACATTTAAAGCAGCTTGATAGAATCAAGAAAAGCCTTTTTTATGGTAGAGATTTTATTTTTAACTATGATCCTGAAACGGAAACAATCAAAAACCTACCTGAAAAAATCTGTACAAATCCTAAGGAAGCAGAATACATAATTCACGCAATTATCGGTATTGCAACTGAAGCCGGAGAACTTCTTGAAGCTTTACACAAAACCATTCTGTTTAATGTTCCTTTTGACATTGTAAACCTGATTGAAGAATCTGGTGATTCTTTTTGGTATCATGCTTTACTGGCTGTAATGTGTCAGACTGACTTTGAAACCATCGAAAGAATCAATATTGCAAAACTCCGCAAGCGTTACCCTGATAAATTTACTGCTTTTGATGCCAACAACAGAGATTTGCAAGCAGAAAGAACTATTCTTGAACATAAACCCGAAAATCTATCTACATTTATCAAAAGCAAAAGGGGTTTTAATTGGGTTATGTTTGCTGAAGATGTATTGAAACATGTTGATAATTATACCGTTCCGCAATATGGCGATATGGGGGAAGATCAGGTTACAGATTGGACCGCTGAACATTGCATTGAACAAGCTAAGAAATATATGAATCGTTTTGGAAAAAATAATAGACCTGGACAAGAAAAACTTGACTTGCTTAAAGCTGCGCATTATGTTTCTTTGGCTTGTGAAAAGATGAATGTATGAACCAGGAAACTTTAACACTAATACAAGATTGGATTGAAGCAGATGAAAAGCTAACTGTTACTAAAGCAAACGAAAATAGACTTAGGAAACTGTTAGTCGCTGCTTTATTTCCTAATCATAAAGAAGAAGGTTCTGAAACTTACGAATTGCCAAACCCTGATTACAAAATAACAAGTCAGTTTGGCTTAAACTATAAGCTTGAAAAAGATGAAGAAGCAATTCAACAAGTTTTTGATAGATTAGGTATATTGTCCGATGGAGAATGGATTATCGAAAACTTGTTTAAACGTAAGCTTGAAATAGTACCTAAAATTTATAATCTGTTGCCGGCACAGTATAGGGAAATTGTTGACGAAATTGTAACAATTCAACCTTCAACACCGCAAGTTAAATTCATTCAACCGAAGGAGAAAAGCAATGATAAAACATTACTGTGATTGTTGCGGTGAAGAAATAAGTGATAAAAACGAAACTATTTCGATAACTCCTAACAAAAACGGTTATCATAGAGAGGTTAAAATAAAAATTCAGGATGTTGTTGATTTGTTCAATTACAAATTAACTGAACCTAAAGACATTTGTAAATATTGTCTTATTACAGCAATTAAGCGGCTTGACAATAGACCTAAAGCACAAGAAAAAATCTGCATTAATTGCAATACTCCTAGTAACTCAATTCCGTGGAGTAAAGATTAATGCAACTAAAAGACCTTAAACCAGCTAGCCAAATAGCGGCTAACATGGGAATCAAAAGCATTATTTACGGTCCACCAGGATCAGCTAAGACTCCTATGGTTTTAACGGCTCCTAGACCGGTTTTATGTGCTATTGAACCAGGACTTAAAAGCATTCGTAATAGCAATATTCCCACATGGGAAGCTTACACAATGCCTAAGATTCTGGAATTTTTCGAATGGATTAAAAAAAGTAATGAAATAAAAAACTTTGACACTATTTACATTGACTCGATTAGTCAAGGTGCTGAAGTTGCTTTGATGGATGCAAAAACCAAATCCAGGGATGGAAGAAAACATTATGGCATTCTTTCAGAGCAAGTAATGGAATGGGCAAACGATTTATTTTATATGCCTCAAAAGCATATTGTGTTATTGGCAAAAGAAGCAAGCAGAGAAAAGAATGTTTTTACAGTTGAAAACGGTATTCCTAAACAAGTTCAAGTTTTTGAAAAAATACCGTATTTTCCAGGACAAGATTTAAACACAAAAATTCCACATTTGTATGATGAAATACTTTATGCTTGCAAAACAACTATTCCTAGAATTGGTGAAGTAAGAGCAATAAGAACAAGAGAAACAGAAACAATCTTAGCTAGGGATAGAAGCGGGATGTTAGATGAATACGAACCGCAAGATTTAACTGCTTTGTTCAATAAAGCTATGAGATGAAATTAGCCTGTTTGGTGGAATTGGTAGACACAACAGACTTAAAATCTGTCGATTGCAAAATCATACCGGTTCGATCCCGGTAACAGGCACCAATTAAAAAGGAGGTTGTTAAATGGATTCAGATATTTGTTATAATTGCATTGAAGGTAAATGTGAAAATCAGCACCTTGAATGTGATAAGAAGTGCTCTTTGTGTCCTAAACACAAATGCAAAAAGAGTTTTCCTAAATGCCCCTCTGACAAAAAAGGAGAAGTGAAGCAATGAAAGAAGAAAAGAAAAAAACCTGTTCAAGAGCTTGTGCCGTTCAATGAAGAACCTCCTTGTAAAGTAGGTAATACTAAAACGGGCTGTCCTTCAAGCTGTTCCTGTACTCACATTCTGCAAAAAGATAACAAAATGTTTGGTCCTAACCTGTAACAATGATATTTCAAGTTTCAAAATCAGATTCAAGAAGCGAATTGTTCAAACAGATGTTTGAATACCTGAATGAAAAGTTTCATGTTTGCCAAAGAGAAGAAGAATATTATGAATTAACAGAAAGGAGAATTGAAGAAGTAAAAACTGTAACTGAAGTTATCGTTAACCAATCAACAAAGGAGAATGAAACAATGGCACAACTTCTTAATCCGTTTGACGCAACACAGGTTGATCCGGCAGGGACTGCACCATTTTTTCCTGTTGGAACTCACAAAGTAGTTATTGTGGGCAATGAAGTTAAAGCAACCAAAGATGAAACAGGCGGTTTGCTTGAACTTACCTTGCAGATTATTGAAGGTGAATTTACCGGATTGCAAGCACCTTACCGGCTGAACCTTTACAACAAATCAGAAAAGGCTGTTGAAATTGCTTACAAACAGCTTTCCGCGATTTGTCATGTTACCGGCGTTTATCAGGTTCTTAACGCCGATGTACTCATGAACATACCTTTCTTGGCCGTTGTAGGCTTGCAGAAGAAAGTCAAAGCCGATGATCCTGATTACACCGAAATCAAAGGTGTTAAGGATATTCACGGCAATGATCCAGGTAAGCAGGGACAACCGGCACAGCAGCAAGCGGCCAATAATTTTCAAACTCAGCAACAGCCGGTGCAGCAGCAAGCGCAAGCCGGTGGTTGGCAGCAACCTGTACAACAGCAACCTGTACAACAGCAGCACCCGGCACAAACTGGATGGAATCAACCGGCACAGCAACAGCAAAATACCGGTTGGCAGCAACCTGTACAACCAGCAGCTTCCGGCGCTCCTGCATGGGCACAGAATAAGTAATTCCTTTTTGACAATTTATAACAATAAAGGGTGTTTAACAGCACCCTTTATTTTTCTCTCCTAAAAGGTTTTTCCATGTTTGATCTTACTGACATTACAAACAGAAAAATACTAGCCGATAAAATCAAAGAAGAAATTGATTCTTATTGTGCTTATATATATGACGATGGACCTAGAACACATTTAGGAGCTTCTTTAATAGGGGATGAATGCAACAGAAAATTATGGTATACATTTAGATGGATAAAACATGTAACACATGAGGGGAGAAAATACAGATTATTTAATCGAGGTCATAAAGAAGAAGCAAGATTTATAGAATGGTTAAGAGGTATTGGTTTTGATATTTACGAAACAGACGATAAAACAGGACGACAGTTTAGAATTGCGTCAAAATGCGGTCATTACGGCGGATCATTAGACGGTATAACCACTTTCCCGAAAAGGTATATTATACATGAGCCGTTTTTGCTAGAATTTAAAACTAACAAAACCGGATCAGAATTTAAAAACCTTATAAAAAATGGAGTAAAAGCAGAAAAACCTAAACATTATAAACAAATGTGTGTATACGGCAAAAAGTATAACTTGCGATATGCCTTATACATGTGTGTAAATAAAAATGACGATGATATACATGTTGAAATTGTTCAACTTGATTGGATATTGGCCGATGAATTAGAAACAAAAGCAGAAACAATTATTTATTCTCATGTTCCGCCTGAAGGAATTTCTTTAAAACCGTCATATTTTAAATGCAAAATGTGCGATTATCAAGGGGTTTGCCATAAAAATGAACCTATTGATATAAATTGTAGAAGCTGTTTCTTTGCAAGACCTGTTGAAGATAAACAATGGAAATGTGATAAATATGGAATTATTCCAGGTAAAGAAGCTATTTTAAACGCTTGTCCTGAATGGAAATCAATACTACCGTAAACCAGGATTGTAATTAAATGTCTTTTGTATATAGAGATTATCAATTAGAAGCAATACAAAGCGTATTTGATTATTTTGATAACGGTAATGCAGGTAATCCTTGTTTAGCCATGCCTACCGGTACCGGTAAAAGTCCTGTAGGTTGCGGTTTAATTCATAGGGTAATGTCGCAATGGCCTAGTCAAAGAATAATGATGTTGACTCATGTTAAAGAGTTGATAGAACAAAATTATAAAACAATGAATATGGTTTGGCCTAATGCTCCTATAGGGGTTTATTCTTCAGGCTTAAACCAAAAAGATATAGCACAACCTGTTATATTTGGCGGTGTTCAAAGTGTTGTAAATGTTGCAGAAGCTTTTGGACATAGAGATTTGTTATTAATAGATGAAGCACATTTGCTTTCACCTAAAGATGATACAATGTATCAAAATGTTATTCAACGTTTAAAAGGGATAAATCCTTATCTTAAAGTTATTGGCTTGACTGCTACACCTTACAGATTAGGTCAAGGCATGATGACGGATGATGGATTGTTCACCGATATTTGCTTTGACGTTACCGGAATGGATGCTTTTAACCGGTTTATCTATGAAGGTTATCTTTCACCGCTAATCGCTTTTCCAACAGAAACCGAATACGATGTTAGTAATTTAGATTTACATAACGGTGATTTTGTACAAAACCAATTGCAAGCCGCTGTTGACGTAAAAGAAATAACAAAAAAAGTTTTAGAAGAAACTTTAGCAAAAGGTTACACTAGAAAATGTTGGCTTGTATTTGCATCAGGTATTAAACATGCTGAACACGTTGCAGAAATGCTTAACTTGTTGGGCATAAGATCAGCGGCAATTCACAGCAAAACTAAAAACAGGGATGATTTAATCAAAGCCCACAAATCAGGCTTGATTACCTGTTTAGTAAATAACAATGTTCTTACTACAGGCTATGATAATCCGTTAGTTGATTTGATTGTCTATTTAAGACCAACAATGTCGCCAGGATTACATGTTCAGATGTTAGGTAGAGGCACAAGACCTGTTTACATTACCGGTTATGATTTATCTACAGCATTCGGTTTAAAGGCTCATTATCACGTTTTGAGCACCCTTGAAGGACGTTTAAACGCAATTGCCAACGGTCCTAAACAAAACTGTCTGGTACTTGATTTTGCCGGTAATACAAGACGTTTAGGACCTATAAATGATCCATTAAAGCCTAAGAATAAAAGAAAGGTTTGTGATTGTTGCGGTGAAAAGAATCTTAAAGCCGCTAAAATTTGTGTCAAATGTGGTTCAGAATTAGCTTCAGGGGATGCACCTATAAAGATTTGCCCAGGTTGCAATGCTTATAATCACGCATCAGCTAGAACCTGTTGCAATTGTGGGCTTCAATTTGAAATAAGAGAAAAGTTAGTTGCAACAGCTTCGACTGTTCCAATTATCAAGCAATATGAACCGCCTATAATTGAATGGTACGATGTTGATAGAGTTTTATATACAAAAGAGGTATCAAAAAGCAAAGGAATATGTTATATAAAAGTGTCGTATTTTAGCGGTTTGCTTATGTTTAATGAGGTTGTTTGTTTAGAACATGGCGGACATGCGGCAAAAAATGCAAGGGATTGGTGGAGAGAAAGATTTAACCTTTTCCCTGAAGTTCCGGTTTCAACCGATGAAGCTTTAAAGCTGATACATACACATGGAATCAGAACACCGATTAAAGTTAAAGTTCACGTGAATAAGACCTACCCTCAAGTGTTATCTTGGCAGTTTGCCTAAAGGAGTTAATTTAATGTTACAAGTTCCTTTTGGATTAGAGAAATACGATAATAATATAAGTAAGAGCTTTAGAGAAGATTCAAATCATACTTTAGGAAATATGATAAGATGTGCTTTAGCTCTTGCTCATGCTGCATCTGAAGAAGTTGTTAAAAGCTGTTTAAGCTGTGAATTTTTCAATGAACAAGCTGAAAAGTGTAACAAATGGAATGCAAGACCACCGGCTAGAATTATAGCTTTCGGTTGTCCTGATTATTTAGATAAAGATTGTATTCCTTTCTAGCAGGAGTTTAACAAATGGCAAAGCTTAAACAAAATGCAAATTCTCCTTCTGCTAATTTAATAGCTGCTTTGCGATTTGTTAATTTAGCTCAAAAGAAAAACGGTAACGCAATGCAAACACATTGCAATATCGCTAATAATTGTATCATTGCAACCGATGGAATAATAACAGCCGGTCATAAAATACTTGAAGATTTAACTGCAAAGCCTAAAACCCTGGAACTAATAGAAGCTTTGGAAAATTGCAATGAAGTTGCCATTGCACAATTTGAAGATTCTATTTCAATAACATCCGGCAAATTTAATGCTTTTATCCCTTGTCTTGCCGAAGCCTTACCTTCAAGTTATCCTGATTACCCTTGTGCAGAAATAAACAATAAGCTTAGGGATGGTTTCAATACAATTGAGTTTTTAGCACAAGAAAAAGCTAAAGAATTAATTGCAGGTACCATGCTTTTAACTGCTTATTCCATGTTTTCAACTAACAAGTTTTTGTTACTTGAATACTATCACGGTATTAATTTACCTTGCAATCTTGTTATTCCGATAAATTTTGTTTATGCGATAGCTGAAACAACTAAAAATCTTACCAAGTTTGGCTATGGCGTAAAAGAAAATGGAATTATTAATAGCATAACATTTTGGTTTGAAGATGAATCTTGGATCAAAACACAATTGTTTCAAGAGCAATGGCCGGATGTAACAAAAATATTAAATGTGCCCACAAATTATATTAGCCTTTATCCTGGCTTCTATGATGCAATCGAAGCTGTAGCACCTTTCACCGGCAAAACTGAAAGCGTTTATTTTAAAAAGGACTTGCTAAAATCGCACAAAGATGATAAACAAGGGGCTTCTTTTAAGGTTGAAGGTTTGCCGGATAATATGAGGTACAACTATAAATTTCTCAAAATGATAAAACCTTTTACAGCCAATGTTGACTTTACCAGTCATGAAAGCAAAGTTTACTTTACCAATGGCGAAAATGTAAGAGGTTGTTTAATGGGAATGAGAATTTAAATGTTATTCTATAAACAAAAAGGTAAAGAGTTAACAATACCTCTTGAAAGAGAAGAAAGGATTGTTAATTATTTTACCCTTGAAGAATTGCAAGCAGAAAAGGGCAATGCTTTACTTTTCGATTGGGAAATATACCCTAATTATGCTTGCGTTAGTTTCATGTCTTTTACTTCCGAAAAAGTTATTTCCTTTGAAATCTCCCCTGATTGCGAATTAGACAGAGAAAAGCTTTACTGGATTTTGCTAAACTTTTGTATTGTGGGCTTTAATAGTCAACATTTTGATATTCCTATTACTTGGCTTGCTTTAACTGCTGCAAGCAATCAAACTCTTTATGAAGCAGCACATGATATAATTGAAACAGAGTTAAGAGGTAAAGAGTTAGAAATCAAATACGGCTTCAAGGTATTTAAAACAAATCACATAGATATTAAGCCTGTTGCTCCTTTAGATTGTTCCCTTAAACTCTATGCGGCTAGACAGCATGGAAAACGTTTACAAGATTTGCCGATTGATCCACATAAACGATTAACTAAGGAAGAAGCACAAAAGGTATTAAAGTATAATATAAATGACCTGGAATTAACCAGGGGATTGGTTCAGGAACTTGCACCGCAACTTGTTTTAAGGTATCGGCTAGGGGAAGAATACAATCTTGATCTTAGAAGCAAATCAGATGCACAAATAGCAGAAGCTATCATTGTATCTGAAGTTGAAAGCATTAACGGCACAAAAGCTAAAAGACCTGTTTATAAAGCAGGAGAAACTTTTAAATATAACATTCCAGATTACATTAATTACAAAACTTTTCCTTTACAGCAAGCTTTAGAAGTTATAAGAAATGCCGTGTTCACCATTCCTGCAAATGGCAAAATGGAAATACCTGTTGATATTGCAAGATTGCATATCAAAATAGGTTCAACAGAATATGCTTTAAAAATAGGCGGTTTACATAGCAATGAAAAAAGCATAAGTCATTATTCAAACGAAAATGTAATTTTGATAGATTCAGATGTTGCTAGTTTTTATCCTAGAATTATTCTAAATCTTGGTTTGTATCCTAAGCATTTAGGAAAAGCTTTTCTTAAAGCTTATGATAAACTTGTAACAACCAGATTAGCCGGTAAGGAAAGAACAAAGCAGATAAAAGCAACTATAAAAGAATTAGAAAAGATGATTGCTCATTTAAAAGATCAATTATCTGAAAATAAACTTGAAGCTTTAAAGCAAGAGTTGGAAAATACTGAAACGCTTATGAACGGTTTAAAAATTGCCGTTAATGGTGGTTTTGGTAAACTCAACAATAAATACTCTAACCTTTGTTCTCCTGATTTGATGATTGCTGTTACTATGACCGGTCAATTATCCTTGCTTATGTTGATTGAAATGATAGAGTTAGCAGGAATACCTGTTATATCTGGTAACACAGACGGCATTGTTATTAAATGTCCTAAAGATAGATACAAAGATTTAACAGCAATTATCAAGGAATGGGAAAACTTAGCAAGGTTTCAAATGGAAGAAACAAGATATAAAAGTATTCATTGCAGGGACGTAAATAATTATTATGCAGTTAAATTGAAATGGGATGATAAAAATAAAGTTTGGCTTGATGAAATAGACGGTTGCAAAGTGAAAGGTTGTTACTCTGAAAGGGGATCAGCTTTAAACAGTAGACTTTCCAAGAATCCCACAAATCTGGTTTGTTCAGATGCTGTAATGCAGTTTTTAACAAAAGCCGTTCCTGTTGAAGAAACGATTATGAACTGCAAAGATATTACAAGATTTGTTACAGCTAGAAATGTTAAAGGCGGTGCTCAAAAAGATGGAATTTATTTAGGAAAGGTTGTAAGGTGGTATTATGCAACCGGAACAGATGGAGAAATTAATTATATTCTTTCTGGTAACAAAGTGCCTTGCACCGATGGAGCAAAGCCTTTAATGGATTTGCCCGATACTTTACCCGATGATATAAATTACAAATGGTATATTGAAGAAGCAAACAAATATCTTGTTCAAATAGGTGTTTATGCTTCTAAGGACAAAGCCGCGCAAATCGCTTTTTGGTGAAACTAAAAAATAAACCCCCTAAGCAAGATGTTTTCTAGGGGGTTTATTGTAATTAATGCTCGTACCAAAATAAATTTATATTTACTCCTGTTTGTGCTGTTCCGTTGTTTGTAATTTGTATTACATAATCAGTATTAGGTTTTAACACCCATTCGTTTTCAGGTTGTTCGCTTCCACCTGATTTAGAACTAGCACCCAAACCAGCACCACCACCTATATAATCGCTAGGCAATAAAATACCAGCACCTATTGCAACATTCGGATCATATTTTATAATTGAACCTGAGGTACAGTAAGGTATAGGTTAGGACAAAAAGACGACTCCTAGCCTATGCCTTGGAAGCCGGTCATTGCTTCCCTTGACATTTTTCTGCTGATTCGAGCAATTTTGCTAAAGCTTGATCCGATAATAACCATCCTTCAGCTTCCGGTGATCCTGGCAATTCTCCTTTGTGTATCTTCATCACTTTGGAGTCCTGAAGAATCACCTGCTTGCTTGCACAAGCTGTCAATCCTAGCGGAAACAGCGTCAACATTGCTATCAGCAATATCTTCCCTTTTTTCATTTGCTTTAACCTCTTGTATTGCAGGTTGTACATCTTGCCAAACCTTAAACAAAATTCCGATGATTGAGCAAATAAGGGTTAGCCATTCCATTAGAGTAACGGTTGACCGGAAGTATTTGTTTCCGGTGCAGCGGTTCTAGCAGCAACTTCAGGTGCAAGTTTGTCAGGAGCAGCAGCGGCTTGTTTAGCAAAAGCTGCATCAATTAATGCTTGCAATTCTGCTTGACCTTGATTGTTATTTTTTGCATCAGGAACAAGATAGCAAAAAACCGCCCAAAGAGCACAACCGATACCAACAGGTAAGCTCAAATGTCCGGTTTGCAGTTGCTGCATTACAGCAGCGCCAACAGCAGTTACAATGCCAAAAAGCGTAGTTTTCCAATTACTGATAGACGGTAGGTTAACAGTTACTTGCGCCATTTTCCTTTTCTCCTTTTTCTTGGGTTTGTTTACATTGACCGCAATCAATGCAATCCTGATTATCACAAACGTAAGAATTTAGCAATACACAAAATTTACATGCTTTGCTCATTAGTCAATTGTCCTTTTTTCCCAGGATAACATATAACGTTGCATTTTAGGATTTTTTTGAACTATCTCGACATAACGTTTAGATTGAAGCCTGTTCAACATAAGCCAAAACATAACCCTGTTAGACTTATCTTTAATACAAGCTTCTTCATTTCCTTTTACTTCTTCGTTCTCTACAGTAAAAACAGTAATCTTTCCATCTTTCAAGCATTTTTCATACTGTGATTCTGAAATGGTTGTTTCTGTTTCAGAAGTATAATAATCAGTTTCAGTAAAATCATTGATCCATTCAATTGTTTCTTTTGATAGACTTGTTACAGGTTTTTTAGGATGATATTCGTTTAAACCTATGACGATTTTTTGAACATCTTCAACAGCCTGATTTGGCATTTTGGCGCTAGTTCCATCCCCACAATTAACCGCTGTATCAAAAATCTCTGTTGCTAAACCCTGGCTTTTAAGCAAATCCAGATTTAAAGGTTTCCAAAAGTTGTTGTTGTAATAAATAGAAGCTTCTTCAATGGTTGCGTTTCGATTGTCCTTTTTAGTTGTAGCAGGAGCTAAACCATATTTAGTACATCCGAAATGCTTAACGCCGTTTTTATCTTTCCAGTAATTGCCTAAATCATTTTTATCACATTGCAAACCCCCTTCTCTACCAAAAATAACAGGTAGAGAAAGTTTAATATCAGCAGCTTGTGTAATTGTGGGAATTAAAATAAGAATTGCAAAAATATACTTTTTCATTTTTAAATTACTCCTTTTTATAAACAAAGCCAAGTAACAGCAGGGTTAACGGTGCTTGCCGGAATGTTTATAGTAGCTGTTGTTGTTGTTGTTGCAGTTACTGCGCATAAAATAGGCGAACCGCTAGTATAAGCGTTACAGACACAAACCGGATTATTCGGCCAAGTTGCAGAAAAAGTAACAGTTGCAGTACCGCCACTTGTACCAGTCCAGGACATATTACCTTTATTATCTGTGCTTCCACCTAAAATTGTTGCAGTAGAGGAGCCGAATTTTCCTGTCGGTGCTGTTCCGGTCATAGTAACTTGACCGCTAAAAGTACCGTTAATTCCTGCAACATTTCCCAAACCAGATAAAGAATCTGCTGTTGCAGCATGTAAATTAGGCACAACAGTTGTACTAGAAACAATTAAAGGCGGTGTTCCTGTAGCAACAGAACTTATTAACTGAGAACCTGCAACGGTACCAGTTATACTTGCATTACCGGATGATGTTAAATTACCGCTTACATTTAAACTTGTTCCTGTAGCAGCACCAATATTAGGAGTTACAAGAGTAGGCGAATTATCATAAACAAGTTTTCCTGTTCCTGTTGCACCTGTTGAAGTTACACTTTCAAATGTAGTATGACCACCCACAGTTAAATCTGCCGTTACTTTAGCCGTTCCTGTAACCTCTAATTTATATCCGTTATCTACAGTTGAACCTATAGATATATCACCGGTATTTTGAATACGCAATCTTTCAGCGTTAGTAGATGTTCCTACTTGTGTTGTTTGAAAAGTTAAAGCGGTGCCTTTTGCTGTAGTAGTTAAACCGCTTGCTCCTGCAACATCAGGCTCTTGAACAATTAAACTAATAGTTCCTACACCAGATGTTGTATAAGCTCCAACACCAGGACCACCTGTAGCTATCCAAGGTCTTGCACCATATACCATTAAAGTCTGACCAAATTTTCTACCAGTTTCGGCACCAGGAGAACCGTTACTTGCTCTTTGTGTTATTGAAGGGCCACCTGAATCATTAGAATAATCAATAAATAAAGGAGATTCATTTGTACTTTCAACAATATGTAAAGGTGCAAGAGGTGAAGTTGTGCCTATGCCTAAATGACCAGATGAATTTAAACCAGGATAACCGTTATTAGCATTTTTATTTGCTATATTTTCAGCGGTATAGCCTAAATTTGCTTGTGCTCCAATAGTGTTATATGAAATAGTTTTGCTAGTGCTTCCATTAAAACTTGTTCCAGAACTATCACCAGTACCGCTATTATTAAAATTGATACTATTTGTTGTAGTTCCAGCAGAACCACCGCTACTTATATTCATTGTTCCATCTGATAAAATAGTATAACCAGTTCCTCCATTTTTAATCATACCTAAAGAAGAACCTGCTATAACAGGAGTTACATTTAAACCATTTTCGTTATTGTCTAAAACTGAAACACCTGCGTTTGATAAAGGATAAGTTGAACCGTAATTATTTATTACATTGTAAGCATGATTGTTTTTAATTTGAATCCCAGATACGTTAGCAAAAGCATAAATTGCACCAGAACCGGTTGCCTTACCGTTTGTGGGATTTGTAGCATATCCTCCTGTAAAACCAGAACCGTTAATATAATTATTGCTAACAATTACTTTTTTACTAAGATTGCCTATGGTTATTCCATGAATATTGTCTGAATCCGAACTAGCCCCGTTACTTCTAGCAACATTTGTTAAAATATTATCTGCTATAATAGACTCAGTTGTGGGAAATAAATTAGCAACATTTGTATTTCTCCATTGTTCTAATAATATTCCAGAACCAGCTATATTATCTATTATGTTTCCAGTTGCAATTACTTTGTTTAAACCTCTTAAACCTATTCCTGCAACATAGTTTACATTTTTAGCAACATTGTTTATTACCCTAGCGTTATAGGTATTCATAACTTGTCCGTTCATAGTAACACCTGATAAATACCCTGGCTCAAGATACCTATTTAAAGTGTAAATTCCAGTTTCAGAACCAACAGGAGGTGTTGTCATAACATATTTATTACCTGCAATTAAACCATAAGCATCATCTTGTGTATCTGAAACATAATTATTTGTTACAGTCCAATTATCAGAACAATCTATGTGAATACCATCTCTTTTAGAACCTAATACTCTATTGTTTCTAACATCTAAATAATTGACCATGTAAGTAAAAAGACCAAATGCAGAAACTCTTTTTGTAACTATATTATCATAAAGAACATTTGTTGACCATTGAACAGAAACAGGAAACCCTATATTTCTACCTGTAGTCATTCCAAATTGACCATATGGAGAACTTACAGGTTCAGGAGTCCAATCATTTAAATAATCAAAAGTAACATCCTGTACTTTAACATCATTGCAATAAGTACAAAAAAAACCATAATTATCATCTAACGTTATTTGTCCACCGCCGTAAAGACCTACATGATTTATGCTAGGAACGGTTGTATTATTGACAGCAGGAGCAACTATTGTTAGTTGAGAATCATCTATTGTATCAACGTAAGTTGTGTTTATGTTATCTTTAATAGTTGCAAGCAAGTAATAATTTCCGCTATCGCCTGTTTTAGTTCTGTAAATTTGCCTAGCTGTAACAATATTTTGCGGTCCAATTGGAATATTAGAAACAGTAACAGTTTGGCCGGTGCCTGTAACAGCGTTTATTTGGTTTGAAGCTGCACCTGTTGTTGTAGTTAAATCTCCAAAAGTTGTAATGTAAACAATTTTATAACTATGTGTTCCAGGTGTTATATTACCTCCTGAAACGGGAGTATTCGCAATAGGAGCAATAGGAGCAGATAAAACAGAAGGAACCCCTACTATAGCCATTGGTGCCGTTGGTATAACAGCATCTGATTTTTGACCTAATATACAATTTTTCCCAGGAGGTATAAAAAAGTAACCAGTTCCGGCAGTTTTGATAGTTTGAGCTATATTGTAAAGTGCTAATGTATCAACAGTTTTATTTGAAACATCACCATTACAAACTCCCCCCCATTGCGGATCAGTAGGATTATAACTATTAATTGTTTGATTTGCAGTAATTCTAGTTAAAGCTGAACCGTTGCCATTTGTTGCAAGTTTGCCGTTAAAAGTATTCCAATCAGTTGAACTTAAATAACCATTTGTGCTTGTAGTTGCTTGTCCTATCCCAATTGTTCCGCTTGAAGTTATAGGACCACCGGTTAAAGGAGCAGATACAGAAACGCTAGTTACAGTTCCACCACCGGTACCAGTAACAGCAGAATGATTAGCTGAATAAGTTGTAAATCTAACAACATCAACTTTGTTATTAGCTTGAATTTGCCTGTTAGCAGAGTATGAGCTAAATTTAGTTTTATCTAACTTTGTATTAAACTGAGATTGTCTGTTTGCAGAATAAGAATTAAAAGCAGTTTTTGATTCAGCATCAGTTATACCATAACCTGATAATGTTGAAGGTTTACCGGTTATTTCAGACCAAGTAACAGTTAATCCGTGATAAATATTATCAAAAAAAGTTTTTAAAGTTAGTCGTATATTTGACCAAGTAACTTTTTTTAAAACTCCTGATACAAAACCAAAATTATCAGTATCACCAGGAGTTGCACTTGAAGCACTTGAAATAGACGCTGCGACATCAGCAGAGCCGCTTACATGGATAGAGCTATAGGCTTTTTGAACAAAAGCGCCGTTTTGCAATCCAATAAGATGTAATTTATCGGATTGTGATTCATTTGCTTTTGCAGAATTGCCAACATAACTTTCTAAAGTAGTTGTGCTAGTTGCAGCATAACAAAGGTTAGATAAGAGCAAAATTGAAATAACAATTAGTTTTTTCATTATTCCCCCTCAGAACATTTAAATTTATTATATTTACATCTTTCATTTATAGCTTTAATATCACCTTTTACTTCTTCAATTGCTTTAACTTTTGCTTTATCTTCTTTAAACAATTCAACAACATCAGAATGCAATTCTTCCATTTTTATAATAATTGTGGCGAGTTTGTCTTTTATCAAAATGCCCACAATTGTAATAAGCAGTCCAATAATTCCAAGTCCTAAAAGCCAAATAAAATTTTGCAGATTTGCAGGCATAAAATGTTAACTCCTAAAAATAAATTATTTGCCAATAGCAAACCAGTAATAAGTAGAAGGAAATGCAGACGTGTTATGCAAAATAAAACCATTTACAGTTACATTAGTTACATAATCATGAACTTGCGGTGTTGCATCAGCAGCGGTTGCGGTAATCTGTATATTAAAACAGTTGTTTGGAAAAGCTATAGGAAAATTAATATCTAAAGTTGTATGTCCGTTTAATTGTGCGCTTGTACCCCATTGCATAACTAAACCGTTAGGAAATTTTTCATAGCCGTTTGTATCAAGACTGTTTATAAAATCGGTAGTTTTAACAAAAAGATTGGCTAAATTACCGCCTAATTTAGCAGAGTCTGCAGCTTGACCGGTTGCAGGTAAAGCAGCATCTGCTTTACCGCCTTGTGCAGCAGTTGCAAAATCAGTGTCCACCTTTCCGTTTAACTTGTTGGCATTGTTTGCACTATTGGCAGTACCAGCAGTACCAGCAGCATCTGCAAAATTAGCTTTTGTGATTGTATCTGCTTTAGTCCAAATGTTATCAAAAATGGCTTTTAAAGCGTCTAAATCGTTGTCAGAAACAACATAACCTTTACCGGCTAAAGAATTACCTAAAGCAGCAATGAAAGTTGACAGTTGATAAAACAATTTGTTATGAAGCAAGGATGAAGCTTGACCTGAAGAAACACCATTAGTAATTGCAGGATTTGCATTATAATCAGCATCGTTAAGCATGTTTGCTTTAGATGAATCAAATTGTTTGAAATTATTAGAACCTGCCATTTTTATTTCCTCCAGAATCCAACATCATAACCGGAAATTTCAGTTGTTTCTTCATCATAACCGAAATAAGCAACACCTAAGCTAAGATTGCTCTTTACACCTTGCGGTTTAGGTATCAACAAACCTATTGCAATCATTTCTTGAATTGGAATACTAAATTCTCCACCAACGGAAACAGTTATTGACATGTCTTGATTATCAATATAGTTTAAAGGATTGTCGGTAAAAACATCATTCCAAAGTTTTTCAAAAGTAACTAACTTACCATCCCATTGATTTTTAATTATCTTAACTCTTAAAACCAATCTGTAATCATCATCGCTTAAAACATTTGAACCGGTTGAAGGTAGAAAAGGCAAAATTCTTTTTTGATTTACAATTTCCCCTAAAACGTCTAATTGCTTTCCTTCTGCAAAATCCAAATCAAAAGCCAAACACATGTTATCGGCACAATTGCCAATATCAATAAAAGGTTGAATTAAAACATTCAACCATTCTTTAAATTTCGCTTTAGTTCTGTATTGCGAAATTAATAAATTATTGTAATACTCTATATTATTCATATTTTGTTTACAGTAATTTTTGAAATATCGGAAGTTGCAACGGAATTGAAAGGAATAGTTATATCGTTTGCCGTTTGTGCTCCAACTAAAATACCTTGAACAACAGATTGAATTGCAAAAGGCGGTTTTTTCATGTCAGGGATAACCGATAAAGCCGCGCTTACTAAACCTGTAAGTCTGGTTGACTTTTGGCCTATATTTAAATTGTTAAGGTAATCAACAACAGCGGCTTTTATTAAAGGTAAATAACCGTCATTCCAATCTGTTAAAGTAGTTATACCGAATGTAGCGAATACATTGACATAGTTAACTCTATCAAAACTAATATCGTAAGAATGATAATTTGAAGTATCCAGAACACTTACAGTTGTTGAGCCGTAAGTATTACAACCAGGATTTTTATTTTCAAAAATAGCTTTAGCTATATCGGAATCAGAACCACCTTCAACAACAGCACAAATCGAATGACCTGGAATCCCGTTAGCATCAACTTCATCATTGTCATTTTCATAAACTTCACTTCTGCTAACATTTTCAACAGCAGCAACAGCGGCTTTTGTACCGTCAAGCAAAGTATCGCTTGCTAATTCTGTACTAAAAGTTTGTCTAAACCTTAACTTCGAATCAGTTTCAACAGGCAATCCGACACTTGAAATTGATTCATTGTTAACGCTAAACCATCCAAAAGCAGGAGTTGAGATAATGTTAACGGTGTTTGCAGGAGCAACAATAGCACCTTTAACTTGGCAAACAGCCTGTGCAGTTGCATTGCCGGAATCGTCAAAGGTTACACTTGTGGGCAAATTCCACTTGTTGCCGCTTGTATCGGCAGCAGCACAGTTTTCTATTGTTGTATTAGGTTTGCCGGTTAAGGAGAGAATTACAGAGGAATAAGAGGAAATTTTACGCTTTATTCCGTTGATCTTAACCAAGGAATCTAAAGCAACCCCAATTGCGGTTGAAGGTGCTCTATTGTTGTATTCAAGCTGTAACGATTGCATTGCATCACTATAAGCAAGAGCTTGAATAGAAATTAATTGATAATCGGCAGAATCGGTATCTAAATAAATATCATCACCGAAAATTGATTTTGCATTGGAAATGAAGTAATTTAAAATATCTTGATAGGTAGGTAAATGTAAACCGTTTTCATCAATATAAGGCGCAAAGTATGCCATTATTTCACCTTTCAAGTATTTCCAGCTATCAAGAATGAACCATCAGAAGTAGTTAGCAAAGTTCCATCTGCTGTAGTAATGAAAACTTCACTAACATGATTTGAAGCAGGAGGTATACTTACAATATTCAAAAGCCCAAAATCTGTATTTACAACACAATAAAATGAATAAATCCTATTTTCAAGCGAAGAATTAAAAAATTCGATTTTTTTAATGTTAGAAAAACTTAAAATTCTGCTTTGAAACAGCAAATCAACATTGGCTTTGCTTGATCCTGAAGCACCTAAAATGCTTTGAAACATCGGCAAACCTTCAATTAAATCTTCCCACCATTCACCCTGAAACAACAACAGTTTTGTTTTTATAGCTTGTGCTAAAGCCGTTGCATCAAGCAAAAAGTTGTTCAAACTAATTCCTAGTTTATAATCACCGGTTGAATCTAAAGGTCTATTTTTCATTCCGGAATACCTGTAATTAAAGCTGTTTCGTTGTCAGTATAAGGATGTTTGTGTGTAGTATGATCTATTCCATTTTGATCTATAATAGCATCATTGAAAGTAACAGCATCTTCAAAACTAGCTTCGCCTTTAAACTTTAACTTACCATCTGCACTTAAATTAATATAACAGGTTCCTTCATTATTTCTTAACTGTGCTGAATCAGGACTATAATTAGGAATTACATTAGGTTGACTTTTAACACCTAATATTGCAAATCCGTCACTTAAATCATGTCGTCTTAAATCCTGTGTTTTGTTCTGTACTCCGCCGTTTTGATACCACCAATCAAAGCCTAAATCAGAAAACACAACTAAACATTCATCACCGGCTTGCACAGGTAGAGTTAAACTAAAACCACCGGCAGAAGGAATGCAAATAGGAACATCTAGCAAAATAGGAAAAGGTATATCTGCTAAAGTGCTATCCATTTCGATAACTTTTTCTTTTATTGCAAGCATAACCGTTACAGTTTGCTTTTCAGCATTAAAAGATTGCACAATTCCAGGACAACTAACATGTAATTCAGCGTTTGCATTATCAATCAAACGTTTAAATATTTCTGTTTCTATTCCTAGTTTTTCGGCTATTCTCTGACTCATAGTTAGTTTAAGAATTGTCTATTGTTATTGTAAAGGGATACTAAACCTGAACCGGTTGAATTAAAGCCCACAATATCGGTGTACCATTCATCCCCTCTTGTGTCACCGTAATGAACAACAGAAGCAACATAATAAAAACCGTCTTGATCTAATCTTGTTTGCAGTTGACCAAATTGTAATTTAGCTTGTCTTACAATCGAATTATCCAGCTTTATTTGCATTGGTGGATATTGCACTCTTAAAGCAGGATTGAGTAAGGTTTTAAGCTCAACACCGTCTTGTGTTTGTTGCGGTGTTCCAATCAAGCCGTTATCGGGAGATATAACCAAAGCTTCAGTTTGTGGGATATTGGTTAAATTTGAAACAATTAGTTTTCCGTTTGTGTAGCTCCATTGTGCATTATTAGCGTTTGCAATTTCTCTGAAGTATTTCTTAGGCATCCCGAAATAAACTTTACCTCTAGGCATTTCAGTTGTATCTATGTTTTCTGTTATCCCGCCATTCTCAAAAGGATAACGAGCGTTTTTCATAATAGCTAGCAAATCGTTTCTTGAATCATGATTTACCTGTACAGCCATATTTACAAAGTTAAGATTTAACTGTGAATCTCCATCAAAGCAAAGAAGTGTTAACTTGTAATCAACTATGTTTTCTCTGTCCCAAATCGGTTGATAAATGTTACCGTCAAATATTTTGCCGAATTGCCCGTTTTTATATCCGGCTTCAAGTACAAGCCTTAAACCAGACTTTATAATATCAACTTGTGTTTTTGAAGATAAGTTGTAAATGCTTATCTCAGCAAAGTTTTGATATTGATAGCCTAAATATTCAACACGAAAAGTACATCTTAAATCAGAAACATCTAAAGCAATGTTGTTTTGATCTATTATTGTGATTCTGTATTTTCTTACAAATCTTAGATTATCGTTGTTCATTTATTATCATCCCACAATAAAATGAAATCCGTTCCTATCGTTTCAGCATCGGGATAATCTAAAGGCGAATTGCCGACATTTAAAATGTAAGCATTTCCAATTTCCATGTATGAGTATTGATCTAAAATATTAGCAGAATTGCCGTAACCGGTTATTAGCGGCACATTGTCAATTAAGATTTTGCTTGTTGCAGGATCAACAATTTGCATAACCCAATAGTTAGCGGATTCATTGAAAGAAACATTTAACTGTAAAGGAATATTTTTAGAATTGACGTTTAAGGTAACATTGATAGTCTGATTAGGATCAGAGGTAAGCGGAACAATTTGCATTATTTGTCACCTGAAAGAGTATCTTCTAAAGTTCTTAAAACTGTTGTATTAGCCGGAATCGGGTTTTTAGAAGTTGCTACAGGTTTAGAGGTTACTTGTTTTCTTGCACTAACTGTTACTTGGTTAACCTCTTGAACAAACAATTCTTCAAAGGTTATCGTTGCTCTTAAACTGTCCCTTGTTTTGAAATCATCGGAAACGTGAATTGATTCTATAAGCATGTTACTATAGTTTTGCAATCTGGTTGTTATATCTAAAAGTACAAAGTTTTTCTGTAAATCTTTTAAAATTGCATATGCTGAAATTGATTTAGAAAAGCTAGTTTCAAATTGTCCAGGTATGAAACTATCCATTGCATCACTCATACCTATTTCTAAAACTAATCTATCTGGCATTTTGTACGCGTGATCCGATATAGAACCTCTATCTTGCACCGGATGTTGTGTTTTTTTAACGGTTGTTGTATGATCCGCTTTTATTACAGCGTCAAAGAAATAACCATTTACACTAGTTCTAGCATAAACTAAATCAGGATTATCCCATTCTTTAGGACGAAAACCAGGAGCGTTATTAGGCGATATTGTTTGTTGAAAAGGCAAATTTTGACTATAGAAACTTGCATTGTTTAAAGTTTCTTGTTTCAATTGCAACTTAAAAGAATTGCTTATTTTGTTGTACAGCAACAAAGCAGTTTGTGAAGCTGCATATAAAGCTGAAATTTCGTTTAAATTGCTCATTTAAACATTCCTGTTGCATCCCTAAGTTGTCTAACTACTTTGCCGTTAGTTGTAGCGTCATTTACACCGCTAACAACAGCTTCATAAATGTCACCAGTTGAAGCATTTGTTTTAGCTACATAAACTGTAATATCTCCAATTTCAGTTTTAATTGTCATTCCGTTATTATTTGTAGCTGTAACCTGATTGGCTAAAGATTGGTCATACATTGATTTATAGCTATATAAACCGTTAGCTAGATAATCTAAACCGTTTGTACCAAATGTTTGACCGGTAACAGCATAGACGTAATCATTAATTGAATCGTATTTACCAAACTTTTTATTAAGGTCTAAAGGTTTTCCACCATAAGACGGTTTACCTTTTCTTATACTATCTGCTGTTCCTTCTCCTTTGTACCATGCAACGGCAGCTAATCTTTCGTCACCGTATTTGTTTATGTATTGCTGCAATTTGAATCTTGCAACAATATCTTGATTCTCAGCAGTAGTAGGAGCATTAGGGCCTAAACCGGCTTCTTTGGACCAATTACGCCAATTGCTAGGCATGATTTGATAAGCACCCATTGCACCGGAATCGCGGTTAATGATTCTGTAATTTCCCCCTGATTCATGCTCTTTTACTTTATTAAAGAAAGTGTTAACACCGGCACCGTCTTTAGCAGTTTCTTTCAAATCTTTCCAACCGTCTTTAGCATCTTGTATCACTTCTTTGAATCTATCTTTTGCTTTGCCTAATTTACCTTCAAGTAAGTAAGCCAAAGTATCAACCAAACCAATCAACAGTTTAAAAACAATTGTTAAAACACTTCCGGTGCCAGTTAAAATGTTGGCAGCGAGTTTTATATTATTTACAAATCTTTCAAACCTATCGGAAGTTTTGAAAAAGTTATTGTCAAAGTTAAACAGCTTGTTTATTTCTCTTATAATAGAAGATATATCTTTAAACAACCCTAACAACATCTTCCATACAGGAGCCATTGTTTTAGATGATTTTTTCCCTTCAAGATAACCGTAAAAATCATCAATCAGTAAAAGAACGCTGCTGATTACGCCACCGGCAACGATACAAGCTTGAAGGAAAGGACCGATAACAGGAACAGCCCCTAGCGCGAAAAATCCTGCTGCTAGGCTTGCAGCTTGTCCGGCAGGGTGTAACCGGTCCCATAATTCCCTAATTGCCCTTCCTAGGTCAAATACGGCTCTTGCGGCACTTATTGCCAATTTGAAAACGATTGTCAAAAAGGCTGATAGCTTGCCGGTCCAATTTGGCATGTTAGAGGTGATCCAGGAATTGAAGTTTTTAAGCGAATTTTGCAGCAGGTTTAGCGGTTCTCTCAGGTTCTTAATAAGATAATAGCTAATCCATTGCATTGCATAATTAGCTTCAATCTTCATTCTTGTAAATTCAAAACGAATATCTCTGATATGCTTTAACTGTTCATCGGCGTCATGTGGGGTTTTCATTTCCCCCGATTGTTTCATTAATGCAAAATATCTTTCTCTTAATTCAGGCATCCATGCTATATCATCTAAACTTTCACCTAAAGCATCGGTTGAAATTTTAAACTGTTTAGCAAGTTCATTGTTCATAAACATACGCAAGCCTAATTTTTTATACTGCAAATCGGCTTGCGCAGTTTTATCAATAACAGCAGCAGTTGCACTAACAATACCGGCTAACATGGAAATAACTACGCTACCGGCTTTTAAATACGTTAGCGTAGTTTTTCCAACCGCTTTTTCAACTTCTTTTGCTGATTCATTTAGTTTTTTGGTAAAGGCGTTATATGTTTTTTCATCAACACTAAAACCCAAACCTACTAAATAATCTTTGATAGTATCAGCGGCCATTTAATCACCTTGATTCAGCTTTTGCCATTCTGTATAGCGTTTTTGATTTTCAGCTTTAACAAATGACAATTCATGCCAATCTAACAAATCGTCAAAAGTATAAGTTCCATCCCACAATTGGTGTTGCTTCCAATCGCCAACAATTACAGGAGCAAAAGCAAAATCGTCAAGATTTAGAGATTTAAGCGGTTCAAATGTTAAAGGCTGAAGCTTTCCTTTATCCCCTTCAAACCGCTTGCGCCGAAAAAACCACTTACATTAAACACCAAAGCATGAATCATAAGCGCCATTGTAATAACAACGTCGCATTCCATTTCTTTATCGCAGAAACTACCATCTGATAAAACAACAGGAATAGGAGTTTCAACGTTACCAGCCAAAGCAATCTCATTACAGACATACAAGCAATCTTTCTGCAATTGGAAAAACTGTTCTCTTGGCATTAAAGGCAAACTGCTTGTAATTTTCTCTAAAACAGTATCAGCTTTTTCATCCAGGTTAGGTAAACCGTTTTTAGCAATCATCGGTAAGAAATTACTCAACAGTTGATACACAATGTAACTTCCGGTTTGTGCATCAAACTTGCCAATCCTAAACTTTTTTTCTCCTATCGTTACATCTTTGAAAGTTTCACGTTTAGCCATTTTGTTTTAATCCTTTCTTAAAGGGTAAGAGATTGAATATCGGCGGCCATTAAAACCCAAGAAACACGTTGACCTTGCGCTTGATAAGCTTTATCGGCTTTTTTCTGAAAACTGATACCTTGAACAACATGCGAAGAACCGTCACTTGTATTTCGCAAAGTAGCGGCCATTTGTGCCCATTCTTTAGTAGGTGCATTCAGCAGGTAGTTATAAGCAGATAAAAGATATTTATGAACATTGCTAGTTTGCTGACATTGAATGGTAATTGATCCGTTGTTACCGGCAATCTTGCTAACCATCACAGAACCATCGCTAGCGGTATCATGAGCGGTTTTATCACCGGCCATAGCAATGTTAATTTCTCCAACACCTTCACCGGTAAACACATAAGCACCTAAAGCAGGATGTGCAATTGCACCGGCTAAATCAAGAAAACTATAAGTGGAAGTGATCATTTTTAACTATCTCCTTTAACAATTAGCGGTTAACGTTAACTTGAATGAGAACGGAATGAATTGCACCTGCAAGTTTAATTGCAACATAAATCGGCGGTGCTTTCCTGGCTTCCCTATCGGCTTGAAGCTGCGAAGCAATTGCAGGAGCTTGAATTGCATAACCAAGAGGCAAAGCGTCACCGGTATTCAAGTTAAGCACCGGTAAACCTTTCCAAACACCAGGGGCGATGAAGCCCACAATAACAAACTGATTGCAAATGCTATTTATTGCATTAATAATTTGTGCAACTCCATCTTCAGTTTGGGAAATCTTCAAAGCACCGTAAAGCAAATCCATTACACCTAATTGAATCTGGTTAGCTAGAATATCAAGTTGTATAACTTCATCAAAGAAAGTACCGTTAACCATTACCCCTTGTTCGAAGATGTTATAAAAATCTCCGTAATTCAGGTAAACATTAACATTTTCGTTTTCAAGAGAAGTAATCGCACCAGGAGTCAGATTCTCAACAACAGAACCTGTGAGCCTTTTGTTTTTCAAGGTGTAAGAACTTTTTGCAACACCATTTTTAATCAGGTTGTTTTGCCCCATTGCAAAACCCATTGCAGAAGCAACAGAGGCAAAATCAGTTGAAAACTGAATCAACGTTTTTTTGTAACCAAGAATTTTAAGAGCAGTTGCTAAGTTACCTTCTGCTAAGATAGTAGCGACAGAGTTAACACCGCCATTCATAGCAACGACAGTTGCAGTAATGTTTAAAACATTTTCGGTAGTAATTACAATAGTGTTACCTGAAGTCCCAGATTCATTTGCAGTAAAATTAATCTTACCTACTGCAACGGCGTCAATTTCAGAAGTAAAAGGTAAACTGTAACCGGCTAAAAGATTGTTAAAATAGGTAGTAAATTGCTCAATTTCTTGACCTTCAGTTAAAGCAGAAAACGGAATAATTTGGCTAATTGTAATACCATTCACAATTAAAGTTGTTTTTATCATTTCTCCTGCTTCAGCAGTAATGCCGCTGAAGGTAATAGAACCGGTTGCAATCACGCCGGTTCCAACAGGATTATAAATTTCATCATCATCAGTGCTAATCACATAAACAGTAGTAGGTTGACAAGTTTCTACAAAAGCAGAAATTTCAAGGTGATCCGCTTTAACGGCACCAGGGGCGCAACCTACGTACCATTCCTTATTTTTATTCCTGCAATCAGTAAATGCTGCTAAGAAAGTTTCAGCAGCGGTTTTTTCACCGATGAATAGTCTGTAAGCTGCACCGTTGCCAAAGTAGTTATAAAAGTTTTCCACAAACTTACTAGCGGCAACGTATTCTTCGCTGTCGGTAGTAAAACCATCGGTAATCATTTGAGCAATGTTGGTATAAAGTCTTGCTCTTTCAACTGCACTAATTACATGAGAAGTCCCAAGAATAAGCATGGAACTAAAAGAACTTCTAGGAGCAGCAGCAGGAGAAACATTTACAACTACATCAACAATATTACTTAAGTCTTGGGTTTCCATGTTTTAAAATCTCCTTTTAATTTTGTACAACATTAACGGTTGTTTCACTTGTTTCCGATTTAACAACTATTTTGGCAGAAGTAATATTGTTAACTTCATCATAAATTGTAACATGATTATTGTAGGTAATGTTAAATTCTGTTCTATGCCACCATTGACCTTGAAACAGTTCTTTTATTCTAACCGGTGCTTTATCATCAGGCACCATAAACAATTGATTTTGAGTTAAAATATATCTGTTTGAAAGCTTGAACAATTCATTTTTGATAAGTTGTGAATTTTTGTAAGAATTGGGACCGTATAGCAAAAAGTTTACTGTTATAACTCTTGTGTAATCCACTTTCTCACTTGACGTAATATCATCAACATTTAATCTTGTTTTATCTCTTTGCTTGTTTATTTCATCATCAGATTCAGTGCATTTCAAAAAACAAACATCTTCGCTTATTTTCCAAGCTGGCGCACCTACTTCCGGCCAAGACAACCTAACAAAATAATAAGGGTTAAAAGGCTGTGCTTCTTGTCTATCGCCATTTTTCCAAGCTTTCCAGGTTGCAGCTTGTTCATCAAATCCTAAAATAGAAATGACTAAATTCTGAAATATTTTATTTAAATCATTGTCAGTTAATAAAAAGTTTTCAGGCATTTAGTTACCAGATATTCTAGTTGCAATAGCTTTGTATAATCCAAAATCAGAATAATCTAAAAGCTTTACTATTTTATACAATTCGTTTTTGAATCTAAGCTTATCTGAATTACCTCTATCTGTATCATTGTTTCTAGTTACAAATAAAGGAATTGAACTATAAAAGGTCATAGAACCGCTAATTCTATCGGCTTCTGGTACTTGCTCTAAATCTTTTGTATTTGTGGGGAGAACAGCGGAATAATCAGGAATTTCGGTTATTGTTTCAGTAAAACCACCTTCATCAAAAAAGCCATTAGAACGCAATATTGTATAATCTTTGGCGTAATCAGGATCATTTATAATATCTGCAACATCAATCATTTTATTATATCACTCCAAAGAATGGTTTTAACAGGAACAATTGATTTACGTATTGCAACCACATAAATTATACTTTTGCGTAATTCAGCGGTATCTATTAAAGGTCTTGAAATGTTTTTATCGGTTATATCTATTTGTTCAGCTACTTCTGAAAGTGTAGCCTTTTTTAATCCTATTAACTTTCCTAAGTCTTTTGCATTCATCTTGGAAAGTTTAGCTTTAGCTGTTGCTATTGAGTTTGGCGGCCAATTGTTTCTAGGATCAGTAAACCATGCTCTTGTTGCATTTTGCCCGATTAAACCGGCTTTTGCTAAATGCTTTTGGCAAGCATCGGGATTCTTGTTGAATATTGATTCAGCAGCAAGTTTCAATTCTTCAACAATTCTATCTTTGTTTTCTTTTAGTTCTATTGCAGGTTCTATGATTGCCCGTTCGGGAATGTGATTTAAAGGAGAACCGTTTGTGTGAATGTAGCATAATTCAGCATTTGTTATTTGTTCACCTTTTCTACTGCTTTTTTCTTCAGGAATACCAACATAAACTTCTAAACTTTTAACTTCATCAAGAAGTCTAATTAATTCTTTAGTTTTGTCAATAGTGGTTACATTTAACATCAACAAATATACATTCCACCCATTCCCACAATACTTGCTTGTGAAATGAGTTGTTGCCCGAAAGAGGTTAAATTCCAGCTTCCCCATGCTTCCCATCCGTTAGAGATTGTTTGATAAGAAGCCGATACACCGTCAACAGCTTTGGAAACTTGAATAGCTTTAGCCATTCCTGCTTGACCAACAGTTTTAGCATTTGCACCGGTAGGAGTAGAAGATTGCAAATAAAGTGTTGCATAATGAGCAACAAAAAGCGCCATTGCAAAATGCCACAAATCAAACCATCTTGCTTGTTGAATACAACTAGAAGCTAGATTTATGAACATTTGCAAAATCGCTTGCGGCACAACACCTGTAAAACTTCCATCTTCTGCAACAGTTCCGAATTGCGGATAAATAGCAACAAAATCTGAAATTCCGTAAGCGGGATTGTCACCAAAGCGAATGTTAGACGCATTAGCAACAACCCCGCTAGCGGAATAATCGCTAATCCCATAAGCAGCGTCAAGCCAATTATTGAGATTAGGTTGACTCATTGTTATTTCCCTTTTGCCGCATCGGTAGAAGGAGCGGTCCAACCTTCAGGCTTTTTATCATCGGTAGAAGGAGCAGAAGCCTTATCTTTACCTGCAACAGCAACTTCAACCTTAATTTCTTCGATATCACCGTCTTGCTTACCCCATTTAAACATATCATCTTCAGCAACCCATTCAGGTACATCATGGAAACCAAGAGGGGAGGTTTTAACAACTTCCCTTGCGCCGTTGACCTGTTTAGAAGGATCAGGATTGACAAAACCAAAAGCTTTTTTAGTGTAAATTCTCATTTAATTCAACTCTCCTTTTGTTGTGATTTGAACAGCTTGCAAAACTTCCCTAGCTTTTACACCAGGGAAGTTTTAAATGCAATTCAAATTATCTTAGATACCGTCAAAGTAGCCGGTAGGTTGCAGGTAAAGAAACTTAGGTACACCGATTTGACCTACATAAAGCGTCAAGTAAGCAGCTTCTTTAACGTCCGGTGCAGTCATTGCCCTATTAATAGGAACAGTTTGGTCAAAGTAAAGGCGGTCTTCATCATTTACATAACCTACCATCCTATCAACACCGGCAGCACCGGCAGCTTTGCACCACCTGGAAGGGAAAATTTGAACATCAACGCCTTGTTTAACGCCAATGTTGTTCTCCATCAGGTAAGTAAGAATGCTGCAATTACCAGCGTCACTAACTTTCCTGTTGCAAATATCAGCATATTGTGCAGGAGGAATAAGAATATGATTAGCCATGCCGGTAATATCATATTCAGAAGCGGCCCAAGTATTTACAAGCACCTGATTGAAGTCAGCAAGAATTTCATCAGGGGTTTTGTTTTTCCAGAGTTTAGAAGTACCGGCAGCATTGTTAGCAACAGCGACAGCGGTAATGTTGCTGTTATTAACGATACCAGGGGAACCACCAAAACCCTGATAAACAATCAGGTCATTAGCTTTGGACCAATTCAACCTGATACCTTTATCAAGCAAATCATCAAGACTTCTTCCCACCTGTTGCATCTTCTGTTGATCCATGAACGGTACTTTAAGGATGTTAGACCACCCAAATACCGGCCAAAGGTCTTTAGAAAGATCAGCTTGCATAAGCGGAATAGCAGTTGTTTCGCCACCCATCAAACCAAGCATATTGGCACCGGAAGTGCCATAGTTAACATTGAAAGCAGAAGTGAAGTCAACAAAACCACCGCCGGTTTTGCAAACAATATCACGCATCCAGGTAACAGAAGTAAGCGGTTCTCTTACTTTAGGATCACGTTTTTCAAGTTCACCTTGCAGAAAGGCCATACCACCGGCAGTTGCAGCATCCATTGCGCCAAAACCGTTAGCACCTTGTCTAAGCATTGCATCCATAGTTGCTTTAGCAACCTTATCAACAACTCGCATAATTCAATACCCCCTTATGCAGCAAGCCGCTGCAAAATAGTAATTTCAGCAACGCCGTTTGCATCTTTAACACCGGTACTCCATTGCACATTAGTAAGTGCAACAGTGTTAGCACCATCAGCAGCAGCTTCAAAACCACCAACAACACCGGCAGGAATTGCACCGTTAGCAGCAATGCGAAGATAAACAGCACCACCGGCAGCAGGGTTGCCCACATTACAGGTAACAACAATGCTTCCCTGCTGAAGAACATCGCACGGTTGACCAGGAGCATAGTTGCCAACAGCAGCGGCAGCATATGCAGTTGCTTGTTTAACTTCCCTTACAGCAATACCGGCAAGCTTTGCAGCAGTCATTACACCGGCAGCAGCAATAAACGTTGCTACATCGGTATAAGTATTGTCGGCATTGAGTACTACCGGATTGCCAAAGTTAGGCCCGTTTGCATCAGTAGGTTTAACAAGACGGTTAGCTATAATGCAGCTTCCGTTTCTACTGAAAGAACCAGGAAAACCATTCATCATTGAAATTCCAATTACGCCACCAGGACACATAAGTATTTCTCCTTTTTTGCTTGTTTTTATTATCTAACTTTTACAGGTTGACGGTGATATTTTTCTTTAATGCTTTTCCCCAGGTCTTCAGGAGCAGCTTTAGCACTTTCGTCTTTTGCCCTTTGTGCTTCCAAAAGCTTGCCGTAATCGGCTTTTTGTGTCGGGGTAGGCATCAACCCCTTAACAGAAGCCGTAAGAGCATCACAGGCTTGTTTCTTCGCAGCAGGATCAGAAATAGCGGCAATAATCGGTTTCATAGTCCTAAGCATGGAAAGAGCAGCATCTGCACCAGGAATAGGATTTGTGGGAATTTCAACACCGGAAAGCTTTTCAGGCTCAACAAGTCCGGCATCATCCTTTTCTTTCTCTTTCCCTTCAAGCTCTTTTTCAAGTGCATCAATTGCTTCTTCAGGAGTTTCTTCAGCAGCTTCAGAAGTTTCCAGTTTAGAAAGTCTAGCTTCAATAGCTTTCAGACTTTCCAGAATTTGCCCCATTGCTTCAGAATGTGCATTTTCATCTTTAGAACTTTCTTCAGGCTCTTTTTCACTCATTGCTTCTGCAACTTGTTCAGGAGTTGCATCTTTGGCAAACTCTTTCATTCCCATTCCGAAAATTTTTTCTTTCCAGGTTTTACCACTCATTTTGTTTAGCTCCTTTTTAATATTGGGTTTAGCATCTCTAATAGATACTTCTTTTCCGGCTCTGCCGTTTGGAACAATTGCAACGTGATTCATGATTATGTTTATCTGTTCAATTCCGTTTTCAGTTTCTGCATAATCATGATTGTAACCACAAGAAACTTCACGTTGACCGTTATCAATCTTGTTAATCAAAACAGCGTCTTTAATAAACAAATCTGCAATTAAAAAATCTGCAAATTCACCTTCACCTTTTCTTACATTCTGGCAATGACCTTTACTATAAGAAGAATGATTAATAGTGTTCAGCCATTCGCTAGGGTGTAAATCAGTTACGTCTTTTCCTTCAGCACTTGCAATTGTTGCAGTTGCAAAAACTTGTTCAGGAGAACGGAACACTTTAACAATCCCGTTTACTACTTTAGCATTTTCAATACCTACTTCTTCAGGAGCGTAATCTTGATAGCCAGTTCTGGCAATAGGAACGTTATAACAAACTAAAAACCCTTCAGGAGTTTTAGCAATGTTATTACTTAATCTTGTTCCGAAATACGATTTTGCCATTTGTGAGAAAACCCTAATAACCTTTGAAAGGTAAACTTCTGTTTGCTATTCTAATGTGAAAAAATCTTTGAAGCAATGAAAAAGTGAAGCCGCTGAAAAATAATATTTCAAGCGGCTAATCGTTCAAACTCCACTCTTATCATTGTAACTATTTTTCCACCAATATAAACTTTACACGGCCATTTAATTGAATTTAAACTAATAACAGGTTCAGGATAACAACGACAGTTAGGAGCATTGCCGGCATGATAATGGCCTAAAGTAGATTTTATATTATCAAGTTGTTCAGGTGCAGGGGGATTGCTCCAATGAATTAACACTTCATCCATTATTTTATGAGAACTCCTAACCCTGGCATCTTCGCTAGTTCTCCATATATACCAATTCAATCCTAAGTTTTCGGCTCTTGCTCTTGTTAAAGCGGTGCTTGCTTTGCTTGTTTCAGTTCTAGCAATTAAGTTAATCCTGGCTTCTGTTACATCATCAATATTGTTTTTTTCATTCCATTCTTTCAACCTTTCAGCATAAGCACTCGCTCTAACTCCTGATTGTGCATTTTCATTTATTTGGTTAACAATATGGTTAGACATTGTGCTAGAAAATGATTTAATCAGCTTTGCATTATCATCAATCAAGCTTTGTACTCTGTAGCCAACCGGACCTTTCATTTCTTGCTTCAAGGCTTCATAGATCATTCTTCCCTGTTGACCTTGCCTAGCAGCATCCCGCCAATCTTTAGCATTTTCAACAGCAAGACCGGTTATCATACGGCTTGCAACTGAATTGCAAAAGGAACTAAAAGCCTTGCTTGCAATTACTTTTTCAACATCACCATTCAAAATAAAATCGTAAAGGTGCTTAAACATACCTTTAAGGTTAGCTTTATATTGTGCTTCAATTCTTTTTTTAACCGAAAAATCAACCATTTAAAACTCCAACAAAATAATTTAGCTAAAATGAATTATTTTGCAAAATAACTATTGACGGCTGTTAAAAGGTTTGTTATAGTCTATTCAACTTCAACAGCAAAGGAGATTGCAAAATGAAAACTTCAATAACCTTTAGCAGATCAGGACATTATACGGTTGTTATTTATGACAAGTTTAAAAGATATTTTAAAGCAACTAAAATATATGGCATTGAGAATGCAAGACAAATTGCAAAAGTTGAAAAAGCAAAACTTGAAAAAGGGGAATGCGATGAAAACTGAAAATAAACACCAAGGCGTTAGAAGAATTGCAAACCCTGATAAACGTCACCTTGCTAAAATTGAACAGCTTTTAAAAGAACTACAAGAAGACGGTTACACCTGTTTTACTAAAGAAGCAATTGCAGCAAATGACATTTATGTTTACACTGATTCAGATAAAAACATCGGTCTTGAATGCTGTGAGAATGAAGGTGAAGGTTGCATTATGTGGCTAAACTAAAAGGAGTAACTAAAATGAAAAAGCAAATCAAACAACCTGAACATTTCCAGCGTTACAAGTATGGTTGCAATAATACTTGGAAAGGTAACATTAGCGGTTACGGGGAATGTGTTTTTACCGTTGTTGGAACTTACAAAAACGTTGATCCTGTTGTTTGTATCTTTGAACCACAAGAACATTGCGGTAAAAGGGTTGCAATCAACTGGAATACTGGACAACCTATAACCGATTGTGGAAAGGTTATTGAATACTGAAAGATGAAGCCGGTAACTAAACCGGCTTTTCTTCTTTATCTTCAGGTTCTTCACCAAACATCGGCATATCAATATTCATTTCAATTTCATCAGTTGCAGCTTCTATTTCTTCATCAGTTATGTTGCTAAACAAACCGGTTATTTCGCTGTTTTGCCTTAACTCCTTCAATGCAGTTTTTCTTCCAATAATTCCAGAATTAAAAACCTTATCAACTGAATCAGTTAATTTAGCAGATATTTCAGCAAGCTTTTCAGTTGATATGCTTCTAACAGGATTGAATTTAAAATCGAAATCATCAGGGACAAATCCCCACAAACTAACCGCTATAACCGGAAACAGCTTATCTAACGCCGGTCTAAGCGTTGCTTCTTGTTTAGTTTCAATGTTGCCGTCATAATTCTGTGAATCGCTTTCACCGGTAGCATTCATTCCAGAAGGAGCACGCCCAAATAGCTTTGTAACTGGAATCTCTGAAGCTCCTGCAAGATCAAGCATAAAGCTTTCATAAATATCATTGATACCGCTAAAGCTATAGGTTTTAGTATCAAAATCATCATCTTTATCAAGTATCATCATACCTTGATTAGACATTAAGCTATTTTGAGCGGAAAGAGTATTATACAACTGCTGTTGCTGTTGAGCGTTACCTAAACCCAACATTTTGCCCATTGTACCCATTTTTAAAACTCTGATATTTGCAAGAAAGATCAAACTTGCAATGTTCCAGCTAGTATTATCCCTTTTTTTCAATTCGTCAAAAATAACTTCAATTTCCGAAATACTCCAATTGTTTTCAGCAACCTTTTCCCAATAAGGTAATTTTCTACCGGTAAACCTGATAACCCTGGAAGAATGAACAACAAAAGTTTGACCACCGTCAACAGTAATTTGATAAGTTGCAGGTAAACCGAAATCAGGGTCATTTATATCGGTTATCAAATCACCTTTAGGAGCAATACCGGACCACCTATCAAGCACAAGCAAGCCTTTATAACTATCCGGTAAAACAGTATCCAGGTTTAGCGGTTGATCTAAATAATTTTCATGTCCTTTAATAAGCATGATTGCAGCAGCACCGCCGTAAAGCCTACCCCATTGTAAACCCTCTAACAGCTTTTCTTTAAGTCTGGTTTTTCTAATTACTTTGTTAAAACTGTCAATACCTTTAGGATCAAGTTGACAAGTCAAAGTAATCCAATTTTTCATCATATCTTCAGGGATAGTATCAATAATCTTTCTGATAATCCAATGGGAACGATAAAGCGAAGTAAGTAATTGATAATTTCTAGTTAACCTAGTGAGCGGATAATCAACACCTTCATTCAAGTTATTTGAGCCAAAACCTAACCTTGCTGCTAAGTTTTGAAAAGCATCAAGTGCTTTTTGATCCATTGTCATTTGTTCATCATTGGATTTAACAGCAGGTTTTAACACTTTTCTGTTTTTGCTCATTGTGTCAATCTCCATTCACTTATTTTAGTTTTGACTATATATCTTCCAGCGTCACAAGTATGATCGTTTGCTTTAATCGGTTCTTCAATTCCAACTAAAGATTTTTTCTCATTCCAACAATAGCTTGTTACTTCCCTTATTGTATTTGTGCAACTTCTATGAATCCTGTATTTCCCTCTTTTCATCATAGAACCAAACATTCTTATTCCGTCTAGTACAGCATTATCTGCTGTGTCTACATCCCATGATATAATACCTCTTGCCCTTAAAGCAGCTATAAAAGAAGCTGCTGAAGGGTCAACTAAAACAGAAACATTTGTGTTTTCGCCAATAAACCCTATTAAATCATCAACATATTCTTCATCTGTTTTTTGCCGTTCTTCTTTCTTACTATCCCAATAATATTCTTTTCTTTGCCAAAGTGTATCACCATCATCATAAACGTCTAAGAACACGCAAGGGTTAGTTGTTCCATAGTCAATTCCGATTATTCTTTCAATATGTCCACCAGGACCAAACAAACCTTGTGGGCATTCAGCAACACCACCTGAACCATATTCATCAAACAATAAAGCAGCGTTATAAGCGTCTTTATAAATTGCACCTTCAGCTATTACCCACAATCCGAGAATGAATCGCTGATAGAAAACGCCACTATAAGCAGCACGAATAAACATCTTATATTCTTCAGAAAGGTTAGGATTATCATCTAATTCAAAATGAACAACCTTAACCATAGGGTTGACGCCGGTTGTTTTATTTACATCGGTTATATACTCTCTGTAAAGATAATGATTAGGGTTATCAGGGTTAGTTGTTCCATAAAGCCTAGCTCCTGCAACCGACATTCGATTTAGAAGCTGTTTAAAGAACCTTTCAGGCATAAGTGACAATTCATCACAATTAGCCTTTGCAATTGTTTTACCCCTTAAGAACTTTTCAGAGCCTTCATCTTTTGCGCCAATTACTTTCCATTCGTCACCAAATAGATTTAACTCTCCATTAGCCCTATTGTAATTATAGTTGTTACGTCCAATAGTATCAAACAAATCACGCAAGACGTTATCAAAGATAGTATCTTTAGAAACGCCGGTAAATACACCTAATCCTTTTGGTCCTGAGTCAACTAACATCAGGGTTTTAAGGATCATTGCAATGGTTTTACCGCTTCTAACAGAACCTTCTAAAATGTTAATCCTAGCATCTAATTCAATAGGATTAACAATAAAGTCATAAGCTTTTTGTCCAAACTGGCAAATTTCCATCTTTATTTAGCCGGTCCTTTAGACATAACAGCAATCAAATCTTTCAGTTTATCTTTGTCAGAAACAATTTCTTCAGCTTTTTTGCCATACTTCTTAGCATTCATCTTAGCTATAACATCAAGTCTTGTTTGAACTCTCAGCTTAGACCTATTTACAAATTCTCTGTTTTCTTTTACATAACTGCTTCCATCCCTTCTCTCAACTTCTATTTCATCTTCACTAGCATCATCGGCTATTTCAATTACTTCTTCAAAAAGGTAATCTGCTCTAACTTCTTGTGCAAACCTATAAGCTTTAGCAAATGCAACACATTCCGGCGATTCATTATGTAACCATTCCGTTATACTGCCAAGATCAGGCATATAATCAAGATTGCAGATAGTAATAAGCGAATTGTTACTAGCTATCATTTCGCAAATCATATTAGCAATACTTTGATTAAAAGGTGTTTTCATAATCTTCTTCTAAATTAACAATCGGTTTAATTATTTTCACATACAGCAAACAATTTTTACAACATTGATTGCAGTAAATGCTTATTGTTACATCAGAAGGAATTGCATGGAAGTAATCATAAAGATTTGGTAAAGCAACTTGCCCTAACAATAACTCATTTTCTTCTTGATAGTTCATTCGCTTTACCTCTTGGATACAACTAAAAGAAAGGCGGTTGCATGATAAGGCATTTCTTAATGAGTTGTCAACAGCATAAAATACAAAAAGCCCCTAAACATTTTAAGTTCAGAGGCTTTTCATACCGATTTTGATATGTAAGGTGGATTCAGCTAACCACCTTTCCCGCCTAACGGCTCCCAGGATTGCCTTGTGGCGGGACTTTTTAGAGCGGCCCATAGTCCGGTATGGATGAAGCCAAGACTAAGACGGCTCCTGTAGCTCCTAGTGTCTCAGCACTAGGAGAGTTTACCAAAGTTGCAACCGCTATCGACTCCAAACAGCAACAACTTTAGCAAAATGGCTAGAGTGCCTGGATTTGAACCAGGGAATGACAGAATCAAAATCTGTTGCCTTACCAACTTGGCTACACTCCAATAAATTTAGCTTCTATCCTGGCTAGCAATTCTCTGTTGCTCATTTAATCAATTCGCTGAACCAAAACAACTATTAGTTGACAATCGCCTAACCGATAGTTTGAAGCTTAACACATTGCTTTAACCGATTAGCACCCCTTTCACCATTTCATCCGGCAATGCTATATTTCTAGCGGTGTCAGCTAGCAGGTAATCACTTAGTTAAAGCAATGTGTTAAGCTGCTTTGCTCTAGCATATTGGTTTACGGTCTATGCCGATATTGTTTTAGCTAGAGCAAAGCAACAAGGTTAAACTTAGTAGCTGCAAGGTTTGCCGAATAGTAACTATTCAACCTAACTTGCAACCCCTAATTGTTATGCAGTTCTCCAAATCCTAGCACCGTCAACGGTAATGCCGGAGCCTTTAGGGTATTCTTCAGAGCTTTTCAGAGCCTTGAAGGTGCGGGTTTTAGTCGTTACCGGAACCTGTTTTTCCTGGCCTTCTTTGCCCTTTTCGCGGCTTTTGGTCGTTTTCATCACGGTTTTGTATTCCTGCTTACCTTCAGCATCAAGCTTTGCAGAACCGTCTTCATTGGTGAGCGGAATGGTTTTAACAACTGCAAACTTCTTTTCAGCGTTTGCAATTGCACTTGCAAGGCTTTCCCAAGGTTTCGGCATCTTGTCAGTTGCCGGAACAAAGAAGGATTGGTTGACGTTCATCGTTTTGAAGGGGTAGATGCTTTCACGACCAACACCGCCACCTTTGGTTGCAACAACTTCCGGCATTGCAACATCATCTTCCAGAACGATAACCAGTTTAGCAGGTGCAGCAGCTTCAGCGGTAACAGTACCGGCAGCGGCAGCAAGTTCAGCAGCTTTAGCAATCCCTGCTTCAGTTGCCTTAGTTGCGCTTTCACCGGCTTCATTTACCGGAACATCGGTTTCATTCACCAGGACCAGACCGGCAGCAATGAGGGGAAGATGCACAGCTTTGGAAGTAAACACAAAGCTACCTGCAACGGTTGCCGCAACGATTGCCGGAAGTTCTTTCATTGCCATGCTAAGAGCTTGTGCTGCTGCTTTTTCTGCTTTGGTTGCCATTTTCGTAACTCCTTTTGTTGGTTTGGGTTAGTGTTTCAAATTGGTGATTGACGTTTTACCAAATGCTTTTTAGAGTGTCAACAACTTTTTTCAGCATGTGAACATTTTTTTCTACCTGGATCATAACCAGGAAAGTAAACGCAATGCCCACAATACCGAATAAGAACTTAACCGCTTTTGTGTGAACTTTATCACATAGACAAGTTACAGGGTGTTTTGCACCTTTGGCCGTTTCCAGCATTCCATAGCTGTCACCGCAAACAGGACATTTATAAAGATTAACTTTCATTTTCGCCACTCCTTTTTTAAAAATGTCCAAAATCGCCAAACAGCCGAAGTATGAATTTGTTTATCATCTAAACTTTCTCCTTACGGTAACAAACATATCATCTTCTGAAACAATATCATAACCTTGATCCAGGTACAACTTTGCAATTCCTGAAGCTGCTGAAAAGGTCAATTCAATGTAATTCTTTTCCTGACAACTTTCGTTAACTTCTTCAGTGTTCATTGTTTCCACCTCCTTCAATCATACTTTGCAATAAAGCATTTATATCAGGATTACAACAAGCAGCAAAAGCACATTCATCACAGTCAATCTTTATAGCACCAGGAAAGCGTTTACACATGCAAACCAACCTCCTAAATTATTTTGTAAGCCAAGCTTTAATAATATCGGCTTGTTTATCTCTTTCTTTCAACCTAGCAGCAGCAGCATAAGCAGCATCAGCAGCAGCATAAGCAGCAGCAGCAGCAGCATTAGCAGCATCAGCAGCAGCAGCATAAGCAGCATCAGCAGCATTAGCAGCAGCATAAGCAGCATCAGCAGCAGCAGCAGCAGCATTAGCAGCATCAGCAGCATTAGCAGCAGCATAAGCAGCAGCATCCTTTGCTTCTATTAATTCTTCTCTTGTAATTTCACCTTTTGCAAATTTTCTTGCTGCTTCAATTGCTTTAGCCGGTTTATCGTTATCGGGATATTTGGCCGTATACAAATGCAAAACGCTTTCCGCACAATCAGCGGAAATCATTCTTGCAAGATAATCTTTTTCAGCTTCTAAAGCTGCTCTTAAACTCCAAATGCAATCAGCAGTTCCGTTACTTTCCAGAATTGTTAACAGAGAAATAGGTTTATCTTCACCGTAAGCAGAAACACCACCTAAAAACTCAGCAAGCTTTTTGTAACCAGGAACACAAGCACCGTGTTTTCTAAGTTCATTAAACGTTGTTGTAAGTTTGCACATTTCAAACACTCCTTTTGTTAGAAATTAAAATATGATATTTTATAACAAAACTGCTATTGCAAGTCAACATTTATTTTTAACTCAAATACTCCTTTAAAACGTTTACCGCTTCAATCCATGTGTAACATACTACACATTTATATCCGTTTGCAACAGCAAAATTACCAAATTCAACTTGATTCTCTGACAAACCACCGTTTTTAGCTTTTTGCATCCCTGGCTTTTTCATTTCGATATACAAACCATGAAAGCCTTTTCTGGCAACTGGCAAGAAGCAATCAAGCACTCCGCTTTTAACCCCTTCAGCTTTCATCTTACCGGCTGTGATTTGATCCCTGTCGCCACCGTTAGGAATGGCATGAAACCATTTCAATTCTCTTATAGCCATTTCTTCATACATACACCAACAGGAGTTTTGCACCGGTTTACCTGTTTCATTCCATTTATCAGCTTCTTCAAAACCGTGATACATTGCACAAGCACAATAACAAAACAAAGCTGCTTGTTGTGAGTGTTCAGAAGTTTTAGCTATCTGGTTAGGTGTCATTGCTCTTAGTCCTTCTTCTTGTACTGCTGGCAACCTTCAGGAATTTCCTTAAACATATAACATTCACCACCTTTAAGCAATTCATAAAGTGCTTTATAACTAATCCGCTTACCCTCATAATACCAAATTGTTGAAACTTTCCAATTGCCTTTATTCCCTGGAGAAGTAGCTTTGCAAGGTTTGGCTTGTTTGCATTCAACTTTACCATCAGAAGATTTGCCGTAACGTTGCGCTTCTATCATTATATTTTGAGCCTTAATGACGTTACTCATTTCTTTATCTCCTTTACCCCTGGCAAGCTGCACCAGGGGTTAGCTGGTTGAAGGGTTTACTTTTTCTTAACCATATCAATAACCGTAAAACCAAGTTGACGCATAGATTTTGCAACCTTGTTAGCTTCCCTCTTGGTCATGTTGTCAGTAAGATAGCAAAGCGGCTTGCTTGCGCGAATGTAATATTTCTTGTTGGTTTTAATTGCTTCATCGGTAACGGTATCTTTCCACAATTCATAAGTCACATCATCAATGTTAAGATTGGTTGCCATTTTGAAACCCCCCTTAAATTTTCAAGATGATTAACTTTAGCAAAATAGTTTTAGTAAGTCAACCATAAAAATAACATTTGCAAAATTATTTTTAGCTTGCGGTTTCCAAGAGGTCTTCATCGGCATCGAAACCCCAAAAAGCAACAGCATAATTAAATTCATCCCAATAACTTTCCATTTATTCGCTCATGATTGTTAAATCTCCTGTTATAATTAATTGCTAAATTCATGCCACAATTTTAATTGAAATTGAAAGTATTATCAACAAGTACCTATACACCGCTATTGTCAGTTATATCGAACCTGCTCCAAGTCAAATTTGGAGCTTTCAGCTATATATTCAGGTTTTGGAATAACTTTTAAATCAGCAAAATTTATTTGCAATTGCTCTTTTGCATTCGGACATATATTTTTAACACCGCAACCTTTACAATCACACCAGGGTAAAAATTTTTCTCCGTTATCAATTCGCATAGCATCCCCACAATCATTGTTAATTAGAGTAGCCGACACCAACATTATTTTTCCAGCAATCGCAAGCATCCTTTTCAGCTTCTTTAGGGATATCAGCTTGCCATTGCAAACAATGATAACCGTCACCTTTAACCCTGGATAAGTTGCAGTTGCGGCAAGTCAAAGTTGCTCCTAGCAAAATGCAGTCAGGATGATTCTTTCCTAGCAGTTCCTGAAGCCGCTTGTAAATCGCTTTTAGTTCCTGGAACATTTTTTATCTCCTGCAAATAAATCTGATAAGTGTTAATCCCACAATATGAGCCGCAATGTCAACTAAAATTATGTCATAAGTCATAGCTTTTCACCATTAGCACATAAGAATAACTATATGAAATAGCAACCTAAATTAGCTAAAAATGGCCGAAATTCGCCATTATACCGTGATTGATTTTATAATAAAAATAGAAGGTCTAAGTGATTGAAATCTATAGAATATAATAAATATAATAAATATAATAGTAGTATATAATATACACACGTATAGGGGAGAGGGGGTTGGGAGGGGGTAAAGAGGGGGGTAGGCGTCCCTCCCCATTATATTTTGACATTTTTATTATACTCCAATGATATTGCATACTTAACCCTTCTATTTACCATTATATTTGTTATACTTAGTTATATTTAATCTAAAAGTCCTGTTCAGCAAGCCAATCTGCAAAAGTATTTGGCAATTTGGTTATAGCTATTGGTTTTAGTTCCACTAAAAGTTTGTCAACTTTGTCCTTTATAGTTGCTTTTGCAACATGTAATGCTAACAAAGCTTTACCGTGACATTTATATTTTTTAGCAAAATCGCTACCCATAACAAAGCTTTTACCATCCCAATAATTGCCCCAACGGTTAACAATAATCCATTCAAACTTACCTTTTTTCATAATTTAATTTCCTTTTATAGGACAATTGCAGTCTATAATGTGGGGTTCAACTTGCCTATCGTTTGCATAAGGCTTTACAACAACTCTTGACGGATGATTACAAACCAGATATTTACCGCAATGATTTGTAACAGAGAAAGGACAATCTTTGCGACAGTAGATATACAGGGTGATTGGTGCTTGCATAAAAAATCTCCTTTTTGCTAAAATAAATTGTTGACTGTGACTGACTGTTTTGATATAGTTGTTTCACATAGCAAGTAACTACAACAAACAACTAAAGGAGATTACAAAATGAAAAACATTATTTGCACGGTAGACGACAAGCGGTTTGCAACCATTTCTTGCGATAACAATAAAAATGAAGTCAATGAACTCGCTGCTGCTAAATACAAAATGGAGCAAGAAGTTAAAGAAAATGGAGCAAAAACCGCAAGCTATTATATTCCAGGTTTGATTTTTGGCGACTACAATTACATTAACGGCGAATGGGTTTGCAAAGACAGACCTTAAAATCAAACAACCGTTTGCCGGTATCGTATAACCGGCTTTTAAACAAAAGGAGGTAACAACATGAAAGCTGGAGTTTATGAAACGATTTACGGCAATGCTGCTGAAGTGGAAGATGAAAATGATGATTTTGCTTATGATATAGACATGGGAGAAGAAATACCAATCGAAATGGTTGACGAAACAAAATTTATCAGAGAACTTGATTAACCGCTTGACAACCTAAAACCGCTTGCTAAACTTCCCCTTATCGTTAACCTTAACTTTAGGGGGTTTGTTATGCCAGAAAACAAAAGCAAACATGTGTTCATCAGCGAAGAACAAATTGTCAGCAGCTTAACGTTTTCGTTAGTACCTTCATTGTTAGGTGAATTGTCAAAGGATAAAAAGAAAGAAGAAAACTATATTTACACAGGTTGTTATGATTCAGATGGAACTTTTATAGGTTATCTTTTTGAAAAGAAATAAGGTTGACGGTTAAAGGCTCTTGTTGTTTAAGAGCCTTTACTTATATCAACTTAAATTTAGACAAATTCACAACAGCATAACACTTGCCTGTAAAGCCATATTCTTTAGCAATCTGATTCATAGGTATTTCCCGAATATCTCCACAATCAGAAAGTATTTTAATTGCTCTATGAATGGCGTTTGTTGCTCCAATCCGGTCTTTACGAAATGAAGCAGCGGCAGATAACCG